TCTCTCCACGCTTTCAATGACGCACCAGACTGTACACCTATTTCTAAGAACCTTTTGATGTTTTTGCGATCAAAGTGCTTTTCATAAAAGTTCATGTACTCATGGTAAGTTGATTTATCCGTTCCATACTTTAGTCCTATTTTATGAAGATTCATTTGACAACATTCACCTGTTCTATGTAGTCAGAGCACACTCCATAAAAAGAATTTGGCATTCTTAAGTCTTTATATTGTTCTCCGCGTTCTGGTAAAACAACTATGCACTTATCTGATTTTATTTCTTTTCCTGGGTAGGCCCAGATAAAACCCTTACTTGTTAAGACTGCATCATCTTCGTTGTGGCTAAAGCAATTATAATAGTCGCTTCTTCTACAAAAGTCAAGGGCTAGAAGATTTTTACAATGAATCCATGCATGATCTCTAATACTATTAAGATAGCGTTCACTAATTTCATATTCAAGCATGTCGTGACCTAGAAATAAAGAGCCTTCCATTAACCACAAATCAATTTCAACATCATAGCCAAGCTCTAAGGCTTCATTTAAATACTCTGGAGAATTTTCTCTATCTATATTTGGACCGCTAATGTTTCCTCTATGAGAAATCAGTTTCACTTCTCTACCTGCACCCAAATCCAGTTTCTGTGATTATCTCCTGGACCTGTTGGTCGAATGTCTGATTTATAATTTTTAAATCCAATCTTATTAACTAGGTCATCGGATAGTTCAGATTCATCAGTAATGCTTACATCTGCATGACCATTAGTAGTGATAGCATCATAAACATTATCATAGTACCCTGCAGTTTCTGTGTGAGCCTTTCCACCATATCCCATTTGGAAACAAAGTTTCCCACCTGGCTTAAGAATTCGATAAGCTTCTTTAAGAATGTTAAATCTAATTTCATGCACACAAATATGTTGAAAACAAATAACTGCAAAGAATACGTCATAAGTATTATCTTTAATCATACTGAGACTGTCTCCAGGTGTGGGGTAAAGGTTTGGCAACTCAATTCCATTATGCTCAATATTAATTTTAGCTTTATCTAGATTTGTCTGAGCAATATCTACTCCATCAATTCTTCCAAAACGATCATGAAATTCAATAATGTTTCTCCCTGGACCACAGCCATAGTCTAAGGCTACTAGTCCACTTGTATCAAAGTCTTTAAAAAGGTATGTGTCATAGTCAGGCCAGTCATTATGGGCATCATATGATCCAACAACAGGGTCTCTATATGTTAGGGACCATGCTTCTGCATACCCCTCATAATGATCGTTTTGCATCTTTAAATAATCTTTTTTATTTTTCATCATGCCTCTCTGTTATTTTCTAAAAAGTAATTTAAATCTTCTGGAGTTCCAATGCCCCACATTTTTTCAATAAACTTTGGCCTAATCTTTTTGTTATCACTAACAGCTTCATTAAAAACTGGGCAAACATAAAACTCATTGTTAGTTCTAATATCCTTATCAATCATTTGCTTTGCATACTTTACATAGTCTGATCCATGCTTCCAGTAATAAACTCCAACTGTAGCGTTGTCAGATATTGGATTTTTCTCTGCTACCTCTACAATAAAACCGTTGTCATCAAGTCTTGCATAAGACCACTTTGGATGAGTTGCTTTAAAGGTCATTATTCCTGCATCAACATTAGAAGCTGTGAATGCATACATAGCCTCATTTGCATCCCAGTCCATAACCTGATCTGAGTTTGCAATAACCAATGGCTTGTCGCTATCAATTAGACTCTCTGCAAGAAGGGTGGTGCAGGCAGCACCCTCTGTTATCCCATCAACCTGAACAATGTCACAACCTGGGGCAATAAGGTTTAGCACTTGCTTTAAATTATATTTTTCATAATGTTCTTTTTGTACTAAGAAAATGTAATGAGCATCAAGATTAAGATTCTCTACAACCACTTGAATCATTGGCTTTCCATGTACTTCAATCAGTGGCTTAGGGAAGGTGTATCCAGCCTGAGCAAACCTTGATCCTGCTCCAGCCATAGGAATAAGAACGTTCATCTCTTTATTAATCCATGGAATAGTTGCCTGATTCTCAACCTTATCCAGCATGTTTACAAACCTTTCATAGCTTAAATCATCAGAATTCTTTATTGGGTATAGTATAGCACCAGATGCCTTTGCACCCTCTCTTCCAATGTGAGAATCTTCAACAATTATTGTATCTCTTGGGTGAGCATCTAAGGCCGTCATACATTTCCAATACATCTCTGGATAAGGCTTATGATGCCTAACATCTTCATTACTAACAACATAGTCAACAAGGTGAAGCAATCCTAATGAGCTTAATGCTACTCTGACGGTATCTCTAATGCTGTTGCTTGCCACTGCTATTTTATATTTGCGATCTCTTAACGCAAACATAATTTTGATTGCAGTTACGTTGTATTGAAAGTTCTCTAGCAATGCTATGGTTTCTTCTTGTTTTTGTTTCCAGATAAAATCATGTTGATCTATTGGCAAACCCTTTTCAATTGTAAGCATTTCAAGCTTTTTCTTTGTACTGAGTCCGTCATATTTTGCAACATGCTCTTGATAGGTTATGCAGTATTTTGGGGCAACAAGTGCAATAGCATTATTCAATGCATCAAAGTGCAAATCACGAGAATCCATTAACACACCATCAAGATCAAAAATAACTAACTTATTCACTGTTGTGGCCCTGCATGTCTATGCCATTTGTTATGCCTAACAATTGCGTTGCCATTACACTTCATTACATATTTATTACGAACCCGCATTGACCACTCCACATCCTCTTCTTCATTCCACACAAGAGATTCATCAAGTGGTTCTTCTAGCAGTACATGTTTCTTTACGATAAAAAACCCGCCAGAAATATACATGTATTGTGTTTGTGACCAATCATTATAATTAAGAGACCAAGCTCTTCCATGTCCAGGTTTATCCCATAGGGACCAGTCCATAGGATTACGATAACCATTAATTAAATACTGTGGACAAGAACAAATATCCCAGTCTATTCCAAAAGTTTTAAAAGCTTCATACCAACCTGGGTCAAAGACATGGTAGTCATGCAGAAGAACTACGTTATCATATCTAGCATTCTGGACTATAATATTTTTCTTACGAGTAATCCACTTTGGTTTTTGATTTTCATCAAAGTCTATGATACGAATATCTTCTCCATCAATACCGCTTGAGTCTCCACCACCAACAAAGATGATTTCATAGTCAGGGATATTAAGATTACGAATAGACAGTATTATCTCTTGAAGTCTAGCCTTATCTTCATAGACAGTTATTATTCCAAAGGTAAAAGGTATTTCACTCAATCTTCCTCGCTCTCTAAGAATTCATCAAGATCTTCATATTCCCCATCTGGATCAACCCCAAACAGGCTACAAAGGAATTGCCAAGTTTCTTCAATTAAAGATAGACCCTCTAGTGTTGGGTCGGCAAGTTTATAGGAGACTGATTGTGCAAGTGGTATTCCAAGGTTGTTGTATGAAATAAAATCTTCAACTTCTGCATCGTCAATGAAGATGTTTTTTAAGAAATGCTCTCTGATAAACTCTTCAATGATGTCACACTTCTTTTTAATTTCCATAATAGCTCCCTTGTTTATTCTTAATTATACAGTAAAGGGGCAGATCATTTCTGACCTGCCCACAATACTATCGGTATTTCTTTCTTAGCTGAGGTCTTAGCCCTGCCTTTACCAATGCTTGATATTCAATTGAATAAACTTTTTCACTTGAATCCCCTGGCTTTCCTCCTAGAGACTTTCTCAAGTTACTAGAGGCTGCAGTAAAGGACCTTTCCAAACGATCAGCTTCGTCTGGACCTACCACTACTCACCCCAGGGGTTGTCTATGTCTGGCATGACTTCCGACTTTAATGTTGAGGAAGCATTGTCGCTTCCCCTAGAGATTATTGATGGACCAACGTCTGTTGCCTCAATTTCATAAGCGTAACCATTTGTTCCATCTTTACGCTGAAATGATCGGCCCTTTAGCTTTCCATGAACAATGACCCTCTGCCCTTTCTTAAGTGACACAGAGCCTTCAGCAAGCTTCCTCCAACAAGTAACATCAATGTATGTAGTGTCAGAGTCCTTCCATTCACCGTTAGCATCCTTGATACGCTCGTTGCTTGCAATCCTAAGCTTAGCAAGCTTATGGCCCCCAGCATCCTTTGTTTCTGGATCTGCTACTAGATTTCCAATTACCGTAATCATACTCATTTTAAGAATCCATTTCCTCTAGTTTTTAATTTACTTGGTAGTGTGTCACCAGTATCAATGACTGGCTCTAGTGTAACCTTAAC